TATGATTATATTATAATTAGGACTGTTGCTTTGATTACTGCTTGTTTTTTGATTAAAGCCTATGACCCTGAAAATCATGCTTTAGCTTCATTTGAAGAAGAATATAATTTAAATCTTGCATTAATTAATAGTGGTCAAGTTGCAATTTCTAATCAAGTAACTAGCGATTCTTCCAAGGGAACATTACGTGAAGTAACTGCCCCAGCGAATGCAAACCCATTAAGAATAGTTGACACAAGAGGAAATTATTCTGGTATATATGATTTAATTAAAATTGTTATAAGTACTGGTGGTGCTATTGGTACTGCTAAATTTGATGTTTATTCTAAAAGTTCAACTGGTCTAAAAACAGAAAAAGTATTGGATGGTGAAATTATAAATGGTCAATATCAAACAATAGGTAATGGATTGCAAGTAAGATTTGCAGGTAAAGATGATGATGCGATAGCAACAGCAGGTGGCACTCCTGATGAATGGGAAATAGAAGTTTGGGGTATTAATGAAATGGAAGATGTCCCTGTTATAAAAAGTATTAGAATGACAAGGCGAAATTAATGGCAATAACATTTACTAATATATGGCAAGAAAAAATAATCAATCCATTGATTAAAGAATTGAGGACTGAATTTGGTAATCAAATAAGTGTCTATATTGATGAATCATTTAAACCTATGGGTAATTGTTCTTTACGTATCCATGGGATTTCACAAACTTTAGAAAATATTTCACAAGAATCTTTTACAAATGAATATACTGTAGAAATTTCATACTATCTAATAGCTTCTAATTACAATGAAAAAGGAATAGAAAAGCTATATAGAGATGTATCAAGAATTGAACAATTATTGTTTAATAAGCGTCAACCTAGTGGTCGTAGTGAATCAACTGGAAGTCAAAACTTTTATGATGGTAGGGTTGAATCAATAGAAATAAACACGAAGGAAGGCGATGAAGAATCAGTTGATAATTTATTGACTGCGAAGATAGAATATGTTTGTATTTACACAAAAGTGTAATAAATTATAGGAAAGGAATTACAATGAAGTTTAAACTTAAAGATGGCGTTGACAAGGCTGATATGCCTAGATTCAGCTCTATGCTTAAAGGCATCGTGTCTCATTTAAATACGAATGATTCTATTGAATTAGATGAAATGCCAAAGCAACTTAAAGATTTTTTAGAAGAAGTACCTTCTGCTAAAGCAAAGGTAGTAACACCAAAAGGAGGTGAATAATGGCTTATGGTGGTAATACAGACTTTTTTAGTCCAAAAGAATTATCCATTGGCGTTGCAGTAGATAATAGTAATGTTGGCACAGCTGCTACTACTGTTCAATTAATTGAAACTGAAGGCGTTAGCTTTCCATCATTTAATGATATTGTTGTTGAAAGAAAGAACAATTCTGGAAGTGGTTTAATGACTGCTAGTACTGATATTGATGTTTTCAATAAAGGTAATACTATTGAATTTAGTGTTAGTGGGCTATTGACAGACACATTAATGGCAGTATTAATGCCAAATGTATTTACACAAGCATTCGCAACAAATGTACTTGATATTAATGGAACTGCTACTGCAAGAAAACAATTTGAACATGGGGCTTCAATAACAACTGCTAAAGAAACATTGACATTTGTATTTACTGGTGTTGGTGGGTCTGGATATAATGATGTTGTTGCTATACCTGGTTGTGTTTGTACAAGCATGACAATAAGTGGTGACCCTAATGAAGATGGTGGAAGAATGAAGTTTGATGCTTCATATATGTCAAGAACCCCTGTATCTACTACTTGGTTAGATGGAACAAGTAATACTTTAACTGCATTAAGTGATGACTATGTATTCTTGGGCGATTATAGTGACCATTGCAAATTAGCTGGTGATGACGTTATATTAAAAAGTTTTGCCATGACCATTGAAAACCCTGTTACTTTTAGTGGTTTTGGTGGAAATGGAACTGATGGTGCTCCACAACAATATTTACGTTCAGTGCCTGGTATGAATGTTACTGTCAACCCTGTGTTTAAGTATGATGGAAATCTTGACCCTTTATGGGCTAAATCAAGAACTATGGCTGATGTTGGAACATTCCAACTTGCTGACAATGCAACTTATACTTCTGGAAATAGAGCTATAAGGGTTGAAGCTTCTACTATACAAAGTATTGGATGGGATGAAGGCGATTACCTTGGCTTAAGTCTTGAATTAAAGGCTGCTGGTGATGACGCTAGTTCAGTTTACATTAAACACGCATAATAGTTAAATAGAAAGGGCATAGGGATGTCAAGTAAGAAAAATGTTACTTTAGAAAGTGGTAGGAAGGTTAAGCTTAAAGAAATGTCTATTGATGATATTGATTTTTGTACTGATATTACAACAATAGTATATGATGAACAAGGTGGTCTTTCTACTGTTAAGGGGATTTCCAAGGCTCGTACTGCTTGGTTAAGGCGTGGCATAGAAGGTGGTGACTTCAAAAACTTTTCTTCTAATGGGTCTGTTGTTGGGGATGGAACATTAAAAGAATTAAGTGAAGCTGAAAAGAACGAACTAATGCAATTAGTTCAATCTTACCAAAACATGGGGGAATAGAATCCCTCACACTCGCACTAAACGTTCATATAAACGGATGGTGTGGGGGATGTAAGTTTCATAGCTACCCTTATAAAGCACAAATTCCAATTTCTATTGATGGTAAATATCCATTTAGGGATTTTACTTGTGATGAAGATGTATTGGAGGTTGTCGATTTGCTTGTAAGCGAAACACATGAAACAAATGAACAGGGCAAGGAGTTTGATATTGCGTCTTCGATATCAGCACAATTGCCCTTTTTTGCTTGTAATAATGTTGTCATTGACAAAGGTTTCCAAAATGATATATCTCAATATGTATATTGTATGGATTTTGGCATTTCTCCTTACAATGGGTCTTATGGTGACCAACCTAAAAAATGGGTTGATAAATTTTTTATTATAAAAAATGCATTAAATAAAGTTCAAGAACGTATGAATCGTAAGGCACAAAAAGAACAAAGTTTAAAGCAAGGAAGAAATTGATATGGCAAGTAATACAGTAAATTTAACGAAGCAAGTAGAAAAATTAGCCAAGGCTAATAAGGGATTATCGCAAGATGTATCTTTAAGTGCTGGTTCATTAAAGTTATTAGCTGAAGAAGTCAAAAGAGCTGATAGAGCTACGAAAACAATGACTGAGACAATGGCAAAAAGATACACTATGTCTCAAAAGCAAGCTGCAGTAGCTGTAAAAAGGCATCAAAGTGAACTTGTTAAGCAAGGCAATACATTAAAAGCAAATCAAACAAGAATAGATATACTAAAGGCAAAACTTAAAGACCATGGAGTAGTTGTTGGTCAAGTTACTAATTGGGAAAATTTACGGACACAAGCTCTTCAAGGGAATAAAGTTGCAATAAGTCGTTTAAATCGTGCAGTTAATACTGCAATAGCTACTGAAAGAAAAAGAAAAAGAAATTTAGAACAAACTGTTGAAGCTGTAACTATTGCTACTCATGGATGGAAAAAATATTTTATAGCAATGCGAGGTGGGAATGTAGGCCCTGACCCTGGAGGTCCTCTTGGTGTTCGTAATTTAAGGAATGTAAATAAGATGGGGGGAGCATTTAGTGTTCTTCGTTCAAAATTATTATTAACTTCATTTGCCTTTGGGTTAGTTAATAGAGGTGTGGTTAGGTTTGTACAATTGGCAGGTAAACAAGAAGCAGCTGAAAAAAAGGTAACACAAGCAATAATAAGTACAGGTGCTGCTGCTGGCTTGGGTACTACTCAATTAGTCAAATACGCACAATCATTGCAACAAATAACAACACATGGCGATGAAGCTATATTGTCTTCATCTGCATTATTATTAACCTTTAAGGACATTAAAGGTGGAACATTTTTAGAAGCACAAAAGATGATTCTTAACGTTTCTGATGCTATGGGGCAAGACCTTAAGACTTCTACAATACAAGTAGGAAAGGCACTTAATGACCCAATTAAGGGTATTGGGGCGTTGAATCGTGTTGGTATTCAATTTACTAATGCACAAAAAATAATGATACGTAATTTCCAAGAAGGAAATGAAATTGCAAAAGCTCAAGCAATTATATTGGCTGAATTAGAATCACAATTTGGGGGCATGGCTGAAGCTGTTGCTTTGACTGCTGAAGGTTCATTGAAGCAATTAAATAATGCTTTTGGTGATATGGGTGAAGAAATAGGTGAAAATCTTGCTCCATTAGTTTTAGCAATTTCTGAAAATTTAAAAGAAATGGCTGAAAGTGGTGAAGTTCTTGGGATGAAAATAGAAACTTTACTTCAAGTTATAATAGGTTTAGGTGTTGGCTTTGCTGGAGCAAAGGTAGCATTAAAGATATTTGATGTAGCAATGAAACGTGCTGTAATGACTACTGTAGAATTAACAGCAGCAAATCACGCATTAAAATTATCCCTTGCAAGGTCTGGAATTGGACTTGCTGTTGTATTGTTAGGCGAACTTGCTGTTCATCTTTTTGGTATAAATGATTTAATTGGGGGTAAAAAAGGCTTATCATTTAATATGGGTGATTTTGCAGCTGAATTTGGCAAACTAAATGAAGAAACAAGACTTTGGCAAGAATCCCAATTACGTGAAGAATTAACATCATTACAAACAGCTTTAGCTTCAGTTAGTGAAAATACAAGAGATGTCTATTACATTATGGGTCAAGCACAACAAGGTGGGATATTGTTAAGCGAAGCATTAGCTGAAATTGCTGGCAAATCTAAAATGACTCAAGAAGAATTTACAAAATGGTATAATATCCTTAAGAGCAATGAATCCTTAATGAAGAATCAATTGCACACCATGGTTAGGCTAAATCAAGAACAAGATGTAAATTTAGAATCTGTTGCTTTAGCTGAAGAAGCTTATAGGAGTAGTGCTGAAGCACAAGCTATAATGCTAGATATTCATATCCAAAGATTAAGGGCATTGGCGATGGAAGGAAAATTAAGTGAAGACGCATTAAATGGATTAGCTATTTTAGAAGACAAGTTAGGGGAAATATATGAAAAATTAGGGATGATAGGGAGTGAAGAAACCCAAAAATTAAAAACCCAAGCAGATATGCTTAAAGAAATTTGGACAGAAAATAAAGAATTTGCTCTTAATTCTATACAAGAAATAGCATCATCATGGATAGGGATGATTCAAGCACAAGCAAATGCACAATTACAAGCTGATATTGACGTGCTTAATTCACAAAAAGAAACTATTAAATCAGGGATTATGCATGAAAGGGCTAAAGCAAAAGCAATAGAAGATATAGATAAGCAAATAGCACAAAAACAAAAAGAAGCCCATAATGATTCATTAGATATTCAAAAACTTGGAATCATAGCTCAAACAGCTACATCTATTGCACAAGCTTATTTAGGGGCTGTAACTGCTAATTCTAAAGCAATTGGCTTATTAGGAGCTGCTTTTGCACAACCTGTAATTGCTGCAAATAATGCTGCAGCTGCCTTACAAATAGGTGTTGCAACTGTTCAAGGTGGCATTGGTGTGGCAACAATTGATGCACAATATCTTGCACGTGGTGGTGATTTTATTACAGATGGTCCTCAAGCACTTGTTGTTGGTGATAATCCTGGGGGTCGTGAACACGTTCAAGTTACTCCTTTAAGCTCTCCTAATTTTGAAGGACCTCAAGGTGGTGGGGTAAATATAACATTTAGTGGGAATATACTATCTCAAGATTTCATAGAAGATGAAGCTATCCCAATGATTAAAGAAGCAATACGACGTGGTGCTGATATAGGAGTTTCTTAATGCCTACTTTTACAGATGATTTATTATCACAAGATACTCAAGTATTTCCAATAGTAACAATTGAACCCCCTGATGCTAGTGAATATGCTATACTAACTGCATTAAATAAATGTTATTTTATTTCTACAAACAATGTTTCATTGAACCATGTTCATTCAAAATTATCATCTAATCAAAATTATAGGGATATATATTTTAGTCCTTTAATTTCAACAGTCCCTTCAACTAAAGAAGCCATAGATTTATCCGAAAGAAGATTTAGTATTTCTTCTGGGAAAATAAAATTACATAATTCTATTTTTGATGGGAAAAGATTTTCAGATAATATTGACAATGTAACAAGTTTAATAAATTGGAATATAACCATTCAATATGTTTCCCCAAATGCAAAATTATTTTATACTTCATTTGACTTGGAAGAATCCCCTATCGTAAATAGCGATGGAGACACAATAGGCTATAATTCTTGGTATGATTTATACTTTAATGGTGATGGTGCAGTTGGAGTTGATTATGAAAATTCAGGAACAACCCATATGGCTTATAATGGTAAAATAAAATCTATTAATTACGATGAAAAGAATTTTATTATATCGCTAGAAGATAAGACCCAAGGTAAATTAGGAACAAGGCTTCCAAAAAACACTACTTCAAATAGTGATAATATACTTGAAGCTGATAGAAATAAAGTTATCCCAATGGTTTATGGTACTGTTGATAGAAGTCCAGCATTAATAACAAATCATGTTTTGTATGAAGGGATTGGGACTGATGATTATATTTCGCAATTAACTGTTAGTGATGCCCCATTTTTATCAATTAATAAATCCAATATTCAATTAGGCAACCATGTTGAACAAGATTCTGGGGTTACAGCGTTTATAGATGAATTTATACCATTAAATGAATCTTTTGTTAGTACTGTAGATGTAGATGAAGGTATTATAGAACTTAATACAGATGCAAATCAAGGTAAGACTGCACCAATAAAAAGGATTATAGTTGATGTTGGAGTAAGGAATCAAGATGGACCTGTACAATGGGAAGGTACTCCTGACGGAGGATTTTTAGGTTGGATTGATAGCATGTTTGGTTCATCAGTAGGTTTATACTTATCAGCTGAAGACGCATTTAGTGAATTTATTAGTGAATATGACCCTGATTGTGATGTTAATGGTGACCCTGCTATTAATTGTTCATATGCTGAATCTGACCTTATGCTAAATGAATCTAATCGTTTACAAGGATTGGAATGGTCTTTAGATGGAGATTCGAATACTAATATTACATTACAAGGATGGATTTCAGGTTATGGCGACAACTATCATTTTATTGACTTTAGTATATTGCCAACAAAAAGTGATTTAGCTTGTGAAACATATGCTGTTTTAAAAGTTGCAAGAAGGCAAAATGATTTTATTGGTGATGGCAATTGCCCCTTTGGAGCATTTGCAGGACCTGTGCCAACATATGCTGATACTCAAGGTACTAGTGGAATCAATAATTGGGGTGAAAGCAATTCTGTTCAAGGATTATATGATTTCCCAATAGAAAATTTTGATGAATTAAATGCTTATGTTTCATTTGGGGTTGGTTGTCCAAAATTAGGAGGTAATGCAACTACTTGGTGGGTTGTTGGCCATTGGGAACAAATAAGGGGAGTGGAATTATTCCAAATAGCCTATATAGATGGATTGACTTCAAAAGACTTCTTTGTAAATATAAGTGGTCGTAGAAATTTAATTAAATATAATGATAATTTACCAGCAGATACTTTACTAGAAAACCCAATTGATATTATTTACGACATCTTAAAAAGAGAAGTAGGCATTTCAAAAATAGATTATACAAGTTATACACTTGCAAGGTCAGAACATAGCGATTGGAAATTTGCATTTTCATTAACAAAAAGACAAGAAGCAAAATCATTAATAGAAGATATAGCTAAATCAACTAGATGTGTAGTTGGTTTTGATAAAGATGGAATATTTAGATTTAATACAATACAAAAATGGTATACTCCATTCCAATGGGATAATGCAATAGCAATAAAAAATGAAAATGTTATAAGTTACAAAATATCTAAAACTGATTTTAATCATATATATCAAAAAGTTGATGTACAATATAATTTAGATTATAAAGAAGATGACTATATTGGTAGAACTCCACCTGGGTTTGTAGTTGACCCATATGGTCAAGATTTAAATCATTTAAGTCAACAAATTGGGATTACAGTTGATTGGGATACTTTAGATTTCCAAGGATATGACGCTGAAATTGGTGATGCTAGTTATTATGGGTTTAAAGACCCAGACCAAGGTGAAGTTGACAATTGGCTTGAATTTGAATCTCCATATATTAGGGATGAAGAAACTGCAAAAAAATTAAGAAGCCATTTATTACAATTCCATAGGAATGACCATCTTAAAATTGAAGTCAAATTACCATTATCTTTTATTAGTCTTGAAATAGGAGCATTAGTAAAATTTACAGAATTATTAGGTGGCATGACTGCCCATGGTATTGATTACAGATGGATAACACTTATAAATCATCAATTAAGATATCCATTGTTTATGGTCACTTCCCTAAAGAAAGATTTAAATTCAATTACCATTGAATGCATTCAAATGCATCAAGGCAATAGTAATGATTCAAATAGTCTTTGGGATGCTGCTTTTGATGGATTTATTAATGAATCAACTGATGGGCTTGTAATTCCAAGTATGTTAGCTGACACTACCCCTCCTGAATTAACAATAGAAGGGCCTCTTGAAAAAGAAATGATAGTGCAATCTTCTGCTGATGAAGGTTATGATGCAATGGTTGAAAGTGCACCTTGGAGTCTCCCCAATGCTACTGCATATGATGTTCGTAATGGAGATGTTACTTCTAATATAGTAGTTACTTATAATTCTGCTTATGAATATGAAGGGGCTTCAAGTCCTCATGTTAGACACCAAAGTGCAAATGGGTGGGTAGAATTAAGCCCTGGTGATGTTATTGACAATTGGAATCCTGCTTATCATCAATTAAAATTTATAGTACCAACAACACAAATTGACCATTTCTTTGAATTTGTATATTCAGTTTCTGATTCAACTGGTAATACAACAAGTCAAACAATTAATGTTACTGTTACTCCAAGGGGGTTGCCTGTTTATTCTATTTGGTATCGAAGATGGGTAGATTGGCAAGGTAGTGAAGAAGCTAGTGATAGTTATATTCCAGAAATTACTGGCCAAACAATCCATTCAATGCTTCAAGATTTAGAAATAGGGGCTTCATTTCAACCACACCCTTGGATAACATTAGTGCCTTATGAAGAAGGAGCAGACTATTATGAAAAATACGTTTTCCATGGAAGTCAAAACCAAAACTTTTCATTGGTAGCTTCATCAACTTACACAACCAATACTCCTGAAAATATTATATTAAACGTTGAAGGAGAAACTTTTCAAGGGGCTGCTTTATTTGGTGAAGACGCATATAATTGGTTATTAGAAAATCATCCTTGGTCATCTCATCGATTTGATATAGAAAGAGTTGGGTTGAATAATATATTGCAAACTCCTACACTTGCAGGTCCATATGGTGGTATCCAAGGTTTTACACATGGTGGACATCATTACCCTTATGGGCATATGGCATTTTGCATAATACATGATGATTGGGGAAGTTGGAGATTTATAAAATGGCATCCAGTAGTTTATGACCCAAATATTGGATATCCAGGATGGTGGGATAATTATTTAAATTCAACAAATACTGGCACTAATAATTTTTATTCTTCTGAAGGTGAACTTGCTATATTGGGGGATGTAAATTTAAGTGGGAATCTAGACATATTAGATATAGTCAAAATAGTAAATCATGTATTAGGGGACACTGTAGGGGGTACTTTTGACCCATTATTGGCAGATATGAATCAAGATGGAATTATAGATATCCTAGATGTAGTGCAATTAGTAAACATAGTATTAGATGACGGTTAAGGAAAATAAAAAATGGCTGAAGTACCAGTAATTAGACAATCAATGACATATGGTAATGGAATAATGACCTTTTCAAGCCCAATACAAGCATTTGAAATAAACTTTAAGGGCAATTTTGAATTTGAAGAAGTAGAAAATTGGGCTATTAAAAAAAATAAGAATAAATTTATAGGCATATATATTGGTGTTGAAGGAACAAATTTATCATTAAATTATCAAGGTGAACTTAATGTCCTTAAGGCATATTGTGTTAAAAATTTTGAATTTTTAAAAGTCAATATAGTTTTAGATGGAATAGGAGTTTGGGTTAAAGATAGTGTTCATTGGGAAGATGATAGTTCCAAGTGGAGCAAAAAAGAAAACAATTATAAAGTATCAAGGAGTATTAAAACTTAATGGCACAAGCTGACTATCAAAATGTTGGGACTCCAAGGTTCTATGTAAATTGTTTTACATATCTTGAAGCAATAGGTGGCTTACATAAAAACCATTATGGAGATGATTTATTTTCATATTTAAGATTAAATCCCACAAAGAAGCATGTTCAAAAAGATGGGACTTTAAACTTAACCACACATGATGGGTTTAATGATACTACTAACTTAAGTCCATGGAATGGTATAGCTCCAATAGACCTTATTGGCACAAAGGGGTTTTGTGCTTATTTAGGACACAATATGGCATCTTGTAATGCTATGGGGCTTTTGCAAGAAGGGGTAGCCCCTGGAGGTGGCAATAATAGTGATTATAGTGGAGTGTATAATGTAAAAGGAATTGTTAATGCCAGCGATGACACTATGTCTATATCCCCTCAATATGATGGATGGTCTTTATGGACAGGAAATTTTAGTGGATTTGGAGTTATCCCTATTGAAGATGGTTCAACTATTGATGGTTCAACTATGCAAATACGTTGGGAATCTGGAACTTGGGGCAGTGTTGATGATGACGCATATAATGGTCGTGAATTGATTTGTAATTCTATTGTTATTGGAAATTATTATGACATGCCTTTTGCTCCTGATAGCATAAAAATGTCATATGATTATCCGAGGAATACAAAGCAATATACAAAAAATGGAAGTGAATATTCCAATGTATTAGCTTATAAATCTCCACATTGGTTAGGTCCTGCTTGGACTTTACAAGAAGGTTTTACGCATGATACTTATGTTACTGAAGATTATGCAAATACAATAACAGGCAGACGTACTTGGGATTTATCTTTCACTTCTATTGTTGATTCTAAATTGTATGCACAAAATCTGCATACCAGTTTTTATAAAAGCACTACTTCAAATTGGGATTTTAATGTTTTTGATGGAGATGATTTCTTTTCAAGAGTTTGGAACAGAACATTGGGCAGTGGTTTGAAATTCATATTCCAGCCAGATAATAATAATAATAACCCAGACCAATTCGCTATTTGCAAATTTAAACAAAATTCGTTAGAATATATGCAAGTATCACCAAATGTTTATGATGTTAAACTTTCAATAGAAGAGGTTTGGTAATGGCTTATCAAAACGTAGGTACTCCAAGATTTTATATTAGCTATGGGGATTACTTTAAATCATTAGGTAATTATATAAACCCAATAAATTTATTAAATCCTTCACAACGTGGATATAGTGAAATAGCTTCTCAAGGTGACGAATGGGAAATATTTGATGCTGGAGTTCGAAGCAACATGCCTGGAAATATAAA